CTCAAAGACGAAGTCATCGCATATAGCGAGCCCGGCAAACAAAAGTGCCGGACAATTTATGCTAGCACACTTGCTTTGACATTCAACGTCAGGGGTCATTTCTTACCCTTGATACGGGCCATTCAGATGAATCCTCTCATATGTGAAACAGCCGTTGGAATCAATGCCCATAGCAGAGAATGGGAACAGCTGTACAAGCACATAACTCAACATGGTGAGGAGCGCATGATTGCTGGTGATTACAAAAGTTATGATCAGAAGCTCTCTTCCCAGTTGCTCTTAGCTTCGATTAGATTGTTGATAGATGCAGCACGTGAGCTACCGGGTTACACGGAGAAGGATATACGGATTATGGAGGCCATGGCAGGAGACTTAGTCTATGCCCTGATAGCCTTTAATGGAGACCTCATTGGACTTATATGTGGTGGTCACATTTCCGGAAACTCTCTCACCGTGATCCTTAATGGTTTTTGTGGGTTGCTTAACCTACGGTGTTGCTTCTTTTCCCTCTACCCAGAGGTGCCTGTTGGCAACTTCAAGGATTGTGTCGCATTGACTACTTATGGCGACGATAATGGAGGCACTGTCGCTCCCGGCTACGAGAAGTTCAACATAAAGTCGATATCTGAGTTCTTAGCGCAGTACGGGCAGACCTACACCATGCCCGACAAGGAGTCGGAGTTGGTTCCGTACCTCGACCCTCGGAAGTTTGAATTCCTTAAAAGGAAGAACGTATATATTCCGGAGATTGATTGCAACGTTGGAGCTCTTCTTGAGACTTCCGTGGCGAAATCGCTGCACTGCTTTGTTAGGGACAAAGGTAGTCCACTGAGTGTGGAACAAGCCTGCGCCCAGAACATTGACAACACGTGCTACGAGTGGTTTTTCCATGGGAAAGAAACCTACGAGAGGCGGAGAAAAGAGTTGCTCAAGGTGGCTGAACTAGCTGGCCTAAAGCACATGACGAACAGATTGGACACTACATTTGAAGAATTTGTTGATAAATGGAAAGAGAGGCATGAGCCTCAGGAAGGGGAAACTGAGGCTGATGTCCAGGCTAGGACGGCCGTCTTCGATGAGGAGTGGCCAGAGCCTATTACCGACCCGGAATGTCAGTAAACTTCCGCCCCGCACCCCCGTGGGGTTCCTGTGTATAGTTGAAGAGGGGTGCGTGTATATGGATACCAATTTTGTATATGTTTATATGTTTCGTAAGTACATTAATTAGGCTTTGCACGTATCGGACACCCTTACGAGGGTACCGCTATTTAGTGGAGGCGTAGTCCACCAAATAGAAACATTTGTCTTGGGTGTGTTGAGTCTTTCACCCTTGACTATTCTTGACTTTCTAAACCTACTAAATTTAATCAATCACCTCGTAAGAGGAAACCTGTTAAAC